CACGTTATTACGCTCCACCGCCTCATAACGGGAGGACACATGGATGGATACGACAGGAAGAACGGTTGAATTACACAACCCGTTGGGGTATAATGCCCCCCAACATATGACGAATTTCAAAAACCCTCCCGCACGCCACGGCGAGATTAGGAGCACATCAAAACCGTATGCTTGCTCCAAGGCACACGAGGTGGATTAAAAGAAAAAGGCTGCCACCACCAAAGCAGCCAAATGCACCTAACGATTAGCCAGCACCCCAGCTGTTGTCAAAGCTTTCTGTAGAAAGGTTTTGTCAACAGTCTGCCACCCACAAGGGGTGGTTTGGTCACTGGTAATTATTGGTGCAGTTGCGGGAGAAGGGACAGGTGAAGATGACAGAGCTTGAGATGCGGTCGGAGCCAAACGCAGCAACAATGCTTCAAGCGCTGCCATACGCTTGTTAGTTGCTGAGCACATCTCTTTCAATTCTTCAACTTCCTCCTTCTCTGTTGCAGCAAAACCGGCAGGTGGAACTTGAACAACGACAACACGGTAATCGATAACACCAGATGTGAAACCAAAACAGGGAATGTCAATGTCCAAAGAACCACCTCCACCAGGTACGTCAATATACGCAGTCATGGTGATACCAGTGGTTTGAACACCAGTGGCACCACCAAAATCATGCTGTATATATGCAAATTCTGCATTTTGAAATGACGCACTCGATCCGGGGTACCATTGCTCCACAAGAACCTGCCCAAAGGTAAGTCCAGTAAAGTTGGTAAGCCCAGGGAGAGCTGCTGCAATCAAATAGTTCCCAACCGTGGTAGTATTAATCCACAGCGAGAGCAAATACTGCCCAGGAACATCTTTGGGAAACGTTAACCTGGATATATTGTACGTGGCGGTCGCACTAGCCGCAGTACTAAATATCGGGACAGAAACAAAAGTGTTTGCCAACACTACAGCAAAAGTAGGATCAATCAATAAATTGCCCGGTGGATCGACTGCTGACTGACGCTGTTGTGACCAATGGGCATAGTTGTCAACAGTATCAGGCAAAGTCGGCTTAATAAGCTCCACATCATAAGTACACCACAACTTCCCAAGTTGGACACCATCGGCTTGCATGCCTTCGGTGGAAACCTGAAAATTACCCATATCAGTAAACGATGTTTGTGGTAAATACTTAGTACGAGTATACAAATTATTGATTGTTGTTTTGTTGGGATCACATTCAATTGGGTGATAAAAATCCTCCGTAGGTTTTTCACTAGTTGTATACTCACTATTGAGAATAGCAACCGTAGTACTAAGTGGTGGCTTAATAACTTCATACTGTGTTGACATCATTACTGTGCCAAGACGAGTATCGGTGGTAGCACTCACATTACTGCAAGTGCTTTCAAAATAAAGCTCCATACCATGGATACGATACTGCTGAAATGAATCAGCCATAGTAGATAACCACGGAAACAGTGCATTTACACCAATTTGAATTGGATAGACAGTGGTTTTGAAGTCAATTGACGAAAAGACATTACCAATGTACTCTCGGTGACGGATACGGGGGGCAGCAGCACCTATAAAGGTGCCGGGACCACCTCCTGCTCCATCACCAATTTGCATCGGTTGGTAAGTACCCTTAGCTGCACGCTCACGGTAATCACCAAATCCTGACAACAACGACCCCAAAATCCCACCACCACCACCACCACCACTTTTTCCCAAACCAGCAACACTACTAACAGCGCTGCCGATACCTAAACCTGCGTGACCAATTGAGCTCAAGAGATCAGTGATATAATCACCTTTCCCCCTAATCTTTGCTGCAGGATTAGCACGCAAAGACTTCTGAGCTGGAGTACCAGCCAGAGCTTCAACTGCGGCAACTTTCTTAAGTGCCTTTACGACCTTTTTGACTTTTTTGACTTGTTTTGTTTGTTTTGTTTGATTATTCGACATTTTTAGAGAACCCACTCTGCGACACACCCTTCTAGGGAATAGCTGCGACAACTCTTAAACGATCTTAGGCTTCTGATGCGGGGATACGTGAGACAATTTTACGTCGCGAAAAGTGTGAAGTTTTTTACTTAACTCAATGGTTAATGTGTTATGCGGGGTGACGCTACGACCTTCCACAGAGGTAGCATCCCAGGATCTTTAAGCACGAACGTCCGCCAAGCAGTCCCATCCGTGCCGCCAGGACACCTTTGCACTCACACACGCCAAAGCACCGCTCGTAAAACGGTGGCAAATTGCAACATGATGGTAAGGGACAAAGTCCTATACCATAGGCAAACCATCATGAGGAATAACCCATTTGCTATAAATAGCCATTACATCTCTCCTATTACAGTGGTACCATGATTGTGGTATCTCAAGCACTGTCGTCTGTTTTTGGCGGTTCCACATTAAGGAATCTACAGCGCCACATGCCATACTAAATGAAAATATACTTGGGACCTGCTGTGTCGTAGTCACACAGCATCTGTGCTAACGGTAAATAGCACTCTCCCAAACCAACACCCACCAGATCCACCTCAAACTGTTCCTGGTAGGTTGGTGACCACCCATACCTATCAACAAGAGTTGAATAGGGCAACATGGATGAACAGTCATATTTCATTTTCCACTCATCAGATTTCTGATAATACGCTTTGTAACCACTTGTTAAAACTAACAACTTATCTAAATAAGCGCGTATTGGTGGAATAGCATGGCATGATGGGTACAGCCCCAAGGCCGTACCTCTAACCAGAGACAACGGATGGACATTCAAAGGTGGATTAACAAAATATGCACCTTTGGCCAAAACTCTTCCAGGTTTCGGCCCAAAACAATATCCATTCGATGTTTCATACATCAAGTTACTACAAAACTCGGCCTGGAGGATACTGTTGCGATGTATCGCAACACTATCAAATCCAAACCTAGCCATTTCCCTTTTCCAATCAATCTTGTTACCATGATAACGCAACAAATTGTCATCCCCCTGAACCAACATAAATAATAATTTCTTTGAATTCAAGACGCTGACATTGTTTTGGTCACAGTAAATAAAATTGTGAATCAGACCATTTAAAACAGAATTGCCAACTGATGTGTAAGGATCACCGGATTTTCTCATACCTCTTCGTTTGTATTTAATCCCAGTTCCCGTGACACCATGTGTGTCAATATTGGCTCTCACCAATTGCTTCACAGCCCGTGGAGCACCAAATTTTTTAAAAATCTTATATTCGGTGTTCAACAATTCACGACCAACAGAAGCATCCCAGGCACCCACGTCATCCTCTAACGTATGGTATCCAGGTTTATCAACAACACGAGCAGCATCAACATTGGATACTCCACTCGTGAAACACACATTATTCCTTACACTCCAATTCTTTTTTATTAGTCCCTGGTATGCTGCCACCCAAGGTCCAGTTAAACATATGAACTCAGGACAAGCACCTTGTATTAATCTGCTTGCCTTGTGTTTCCTGCCCAACGGTGTACGATATACATTATTTTCAACTTTAACAAACGCCTTGCGACGAGTCCACTTGTGAATTTGGTCGGGTGTGAGAACAGAATTTTCATCTATTCCCTCACTCTCCAATTTAACATGTGTCTCTCGCAAAATTTTCTTCACACTAGGTGACGCATTACTACGTTGCAAATAAACCTCAAAATCGAGTGGCCTGACTTTTTTGACCCTCTTAAAAAGATCACCAAAGTTGCCAAAAACCCACTCATCAAATCTACCCAATAACCCAACATCGGGTTCAGGTGTCGAGCACAAAATACGTGCTCTAACCGCCTGCTCTTCATTATGGCGATTTGATGCGTAGGCCACTGGACGATACCCTTTGATTCCCAATCCAAAACAAAATTGTTGTTTTTTGGTCAACAATGGATCCTTATCATAAAACCCTGCGCTCATTCTAGCATGATCGCGCACTGGTTTAACAGGAGCAAAAACATTGCTCAGATAATACGATATATCCATTGGCACATACAACCTATTCCACACCTCATGAACAACACAAGATAAAGGTAACGGAACAGTAGTCAATATGTGTCCTAAAACACCAACAACTCTAGCACCTAAGGCACATTCGACCAAACCGAAACACACGTTAACGACGAGAACAAAACCAATATAACTATCCCAATCGACGGCATTTAAAACCAATGTCGCAACGATTGACACAATTCTCTTGATATGTTCTTCACGGTAAGCACGTGTCCGATAAAAGCCAGTAATCCTCAAACAAGCTGTTAGTATATAAAATATGACCAAAAATTTATTATATGGGAGAAGAGAACACTCCAACAAGCCCACCAGAAACCAAAGGTCCCAAGTGGACTTACTGTCGTGGTAAGTAACTCTCATGTAGGCCAAGTATGGAACCAGCGTTTGAGCAAGCAACGCCTCACTCGCTGTAATTCCAGTTATGGTTGACAACCAACTGCGACACCTCTGACTGCAAACAAGAAATTCCGAACGTGTCGGCAATCTTGTGCACCAAAATGTTGCAATCTCATCAATCATAGTACTCGGCAGCCGTATGGTAGGAAAATTCAAACACCACCGCAGCACACGCTCATCGAAGACACCAGGATAGTGACCCCATGAACCAAACAACTGTTGCAATTTATCATGATCAACCCTATGGTCAACCATGATAACACGCATATTGCGTGTTGAATTATTTTCCACAATATTACGGTCCTTATGGTCATCAAGCCTCTCGACAGGATCAACCAAAACGGCACCATACGGCATTTCACAAACAGGTGCACACCAACGTTCTGGACTAAACCATCTTTTAAATGGTCTAATATATTCCAAAACCTTGTTGTACAAACTGTCAATCGGCGTAAACACTTGAACGACTAAATCATGGTGTGGTTCCGGAACTGGATCTAAATAAAATATAAACGCGTCTTGTGCCTGTGGTGCAGCAAAATTAAACACCCCAGGAACAGGAACAACGCCAATAAAATCCTCCGGAACACCATGCTGTGCCCTATTACAATTTGGGCACCGGAGGTGATGGCCCGGCACCAAATTACGAAACCGCTTAATGTGACAAAGTGCACATTCAACAAATGTGCAGTTCTGTCCAGAACAACGGTGTATATTTGTTGTCAAATCACACCCCCACTGATAGCCGCTCACCGATATTCGTGGAGTCAACGCGGTACACATGCATATATTGCATTCCAAATCATTGACAGTGCGCAAAACGTTATGGTTAAAGCTAGTGGCTACACGGGGTAAAAAATACACCAGAATAACCCAACTCAAACCACAACAAAAATACGCACTTATACAACAAAATGTATAAACAATAGCACCGTACCCCAAATCTCCAGTGAACATAATTATTTTCTCATAAAACCGCAGTCCAACGAAAGTCAAACAGTCTTCCTCCAGATACTCCAAAGCTCGTAACACTGACGCGTACAAAGGCCATAGAATAACACTGAAAATAAACTTAAAACAATCGAAAGCCCAGTTGAGAAAAACACTAAACTCGCCTACATCCAAGTTTGTGAAAGCTTGTTTAGAACCCTGGTTACGCCCAGAGGGAGGGTTCTGGTCTGCAGCTACGACCCGGACAAGGATTTCATCCCCCATCCTAAGCATTATAAGTAACGCTATCAAAACTCTCAGCATAAATTCAACTTTAATCATAGTTAATTTAATAATTTGATGCTTCAACCCACTCACATGTCTATTACATGTTATTGCAGGCTGGTCCAACACATCATGTCATGTGTTGGTCAAAGCGCTGATACTGAAAATACAACCACTGGATACAGATAGTCCAGGGAGGCGACATACCCCTATTACGTGAAAGACCACAACCGGAGTTTGTTGTGACCGAAAGTCTGAGTTGTTATACTTGGTGAATAACCATCCACCACGGACCACAATACCTACTACACACGACCGAGATAAGCCTACGAGAAATGACACAAGTCAACTTTCGCATGGCTTACCAAGGTTAATGTATAATAAAATGACTAGCGACTGGCAAACCACGAAACGTCTGAGGTAGGGATTTGCTGCAGCAAGGGGTTTACCCATTTACGAAATATCGTAAACCAGTGGAAAAATCACACTGCTCGAATCGAGCTTGGTTATTGCTACCACTTGTATTAAGCAACATTCTTACACGTTGCACCACGAGGGCCAAGGAACCGTCAATAACTAATGCCGGGAAACTGCCTTTGCAATTCCAAAAACAACAGCGAACTGCCCAAAAACCCCCCTTGAG